CTATACTTGCCAAGTATCCAAAAGAATGGGAACAGTTAAAGCAAGGTGCAGACATTATGGATTTTGATGAATTATATCAAGAATTATTTTCTTACTATATCGATTCAGGTGAAATGCCTTATGGTGTTATGAAAGCAAGAGATGGCGATCCATATCAATGGATCAGTGATGAATTAGATAATTTAGGTTTACTTGAAGCTAAATTAACAAAAGGCGAAGAAAAAGAAAAAGAACATATTGTAAAGGGTATGAAAAAGAACAAAGATGATTTCAAAAAGAGATACGGTGATGAAGCAGAAGCAGTAATGTATGCGACTGCAACTAAAATGGCAAAGAACGAAGATGTTAATGAAGACGTTGAAGATGAAACAAAAACAATTCGTTTAAAAATGATGCAAAAACAAATTGAAGATCTAAGATCAAACTTTGAGATATTAACTAGGTTAGATCAAAGAGGAACTGGTGCAGGAGACTTAACAGATCAAATTACAACAATGTATAAAGCAATTGAATCTTTAGAAGGTGTGCTAGGAAGATCATTAAAAATTGTTCCAGAAGAAAATGTTAAAGAGACAGATGATAGAGGTATGAACAAGTATGGATTATCAGCAACTAACGTTGGTGGTAAATTTAGATCATATAAACATGGTAAGCTAACAGGTGAGTTTGACTCAATGGAAGAACTTGCTAAACATCAACTTGATTTAATCAAAGATGAATCAGTAGAAGTGAACGAATTAGATATCAAAAAAAACTTTCAGAATATAGCTAACAAAGTTAAATCAAGTTTATCAAGTGTCGTAAATCAAAAATCAAATAAATTACAGACTAAAAAAAGTTTTGGTAAAGATAGTTTAGCATCAAAAATTAATTGGGGCGGACAGTATGAGTCAGATGATTTAAACGAACTTGATACATTTGCACCAAAAACAGATTACATAAAAGGTCCAGGTGGCGAATACTACAAAATAGAGTATCGCAACAATAGCGGACTAACAGGTCAACGTAAAGATGATACTGCTAGATTCGTTTCAGTAAATCCTGCAAGTGATAAAGAAATTACTGCATTAGATCTTGATAGCATGATTGCCAAAGGTGATACAAGTATACATCAAGGGCATGATCATCAAGGTGGACTACCTTTCAGTGACAGAGACATAGCAGTTTATGCATATGGCGATGATGATTACGAAGACGGTGTTCCTAACAATGCAAAAATGAAACTAATAAAAGTAATGACTACAGAAGCTGAAAAGAAAAAGAAGTCAGAGCTAGGCACGAAAATCCGTTCGTGGAGAGAACAAAAAGCTGACATGAAGAAAAAACTTGAGGCTTCTAAACCAGGAGATAAAAAATGATATTTGATTGGATTAAAAAAGTAATTGGTATCGACGATAAACCTTTAGTTCTAACTGATGAAGTAGAACCAAAGAAGAACGAGATTAAACCAATTATAGTTAAGCCTTCGTTCAAAACTAAAAAAGACTTGTCAAGTATGACAAAGAACAGACTTGAAGAAGTTGGCAGAGTTTACGGTATAGAATTAGATAAGAGATTAACTAAAGCTAAACTAGTAGATCAACTTTGGAAAGAACTAAAGAAATAAAATGATGGCAGAGTTCGTTAGAAAACCAATAGAACATACTAACGGACATTGTCAAAATTGTGGACACCCAAGCCATTGTGGTGGAAGCCTACAACAAGAAGTAAGAGATTATCCTGTTGACATTAAGGATAATAACTATAATAATACACGCATGATAGAAGTATGCAAGTGTTGTAGATGTAAGAACTGTACTAATAAATAGTGCAAAAGGACTAAACTATGAAGTTACATAAAGGTTTTGTAGAACACGAAACAATACCAAAGAAGACAAGTATTGGAAACAATAAATCTAGACACAAAACTTCTTCGATGAATAAACACAAAAGACGTTCTTACAAACCATATAGAGGACAAGGAAAATGAGATTAGATCACCTATTTAAAGAAAACGATACTACAGTAAAAACTATGTCAATGCCAGAAAAGGTTGCGGCATTTGATAGATTAAAACCGGGTCAAGAAATTGGCTTATGGTTTGATTCAGTCATTAGGAGAGCTGACAAGTACAAACCTTTCGTAGTTGGCAGAAAAACAAGTTCAAAATTACGTCCTTTAGAAAAAATTACATTATTACAAAAAAGCAAAGATGGCGGCACAGGTGGCATGAAATACTACCTATATAAAAGAAATGGCGATAACGTTAGTTTAGCTATGGGCGATATGGCCGCGAGCCTAGTGGACATTCAAGAATCTAGATCATTTATTGATATAGATGAAGCAATAAAAGAAGCCACTATTATGGAAAGAATAGTACTAGATATAGACTATAGCAGAAATCCAGAAGCATTACTTAAAGCAGTTCATGCAATGGGTAAAAGATTAGATTTAACATTAATGAATGCTCCACAAGCTATTAAAGATTTAAAAGAAAAAGGATTTGCAAGGATAGAAGGTAAAGACGCAGATATAATGTCTTTCGTGAATTACTTATACTCAAAAGGAATTGAGCCAAACTATGATATCCAGAATATGGATAAAGTAATGACTCCAGGACTTAACAAAAATAAAGCTATGCCTGCTTTCATAGGTAAGAAGAAAGTTCCAGCCGAAGAAGGCTTTGCAAGTGATGCACAACGTAAAGCGGCATTTGCAAATGGTTACGATCCAAAAAAGAAAAAAGTTAAAGAAGAAGCTCCATTTGATGGTATGGGACTAGTACAAAGAATGGTATTCAATAAATGGATATCAATAGATGAGTGGAACGTACTAAAAGATAAATTCAAAGATGCGGCACAAGAAATTGAAGATAATTATGATGATTGGCCAGAAGGTGAAGGTTTTGGTTCATCTGATCATAACTTTGCCATAAAAGAATTAATGGAAATACTAGGGTATACATTTGACAATGAAGATAGAAGTGGTAAATTTATAGTAAAAGATGTACCACAAGAAGTTAAAAATGCAGGACTTAGAAATATAAGACAGAAAGATCCTGATCCTATTATTGCATCAGAAGGTTATTCAAACCAAAGACATCAAGCTCAAACTATGTTAAAATTAGAAGAGTTAAGAGATATGATTATGGTATTAGACATGGATAGCGATTCAAAAACATCGGCATTGACTGCATTAGGTCAAGTAGCAGATGATATAACAATTTTTGAATCAAAAGACGGAGCCAATACTTCAGATGGCAAACATCAAGAAAAGATTTGTAGAGATACAGTAAGAAATCCTAATAAATCAATGCTAGGTGGCCCAAGCCCAGAAGAAGCAGAAAAAACTTTAAGAAGTAAGTTCGGATATAGTGATAACCAAATTGCTAAATTAAAAGAAGACTTTGAACCGCACTATATGTATAAAGGCGGCAAAAAAGAATATAAAGCTAAATGGTCTGCAAAAGAGAAAGATCACAAAAAATTAGCGAAGCAAGGATACGACCACGACGACCCAAAAACTAAAAAAATTGAAGAAAAAGAAAAGAATTGTGGGTGTGGACAAACACCTTGCAAAACTTATGGAAAGAAAATAGAAGAACAAGCACCACATACACATCATATCACAGAAGCAGAATTTGACGAAGCGGCAGGAGAGAAAGATGCTTGTTATCATAAAGTAAAAAGTAGATACAAAGTTTGGCCTAGTGCATATGCATCAGGTGCATTAGCGAAATGTAGAAAAGTTGGTGCAAAGAATTGGGGAAACAAGAGTAAAAAATAATGTTTATTGAAGAAATCTTAACAGAAAAATGTTGGAAGGGTTACGAGAAGAAGGGCATGAAAACCATGTTCGGAAAACGTGTACCTAATTGTGTCAAGAACGAAGATGTTGGTGGCAAATATTCAAATTGGGATCATGAGGAGCCAGCAGAGTATAGTCTGCATTTAGAAAAAACATTTGGCGAGCCTGATGAAGCTACAAAGGAACAGACAGTATGGCATAATATAGATGGATTCAAACGTGTGGTAGTAAGAGATGAACATATACTTCACGGATCACCAGCACCACATTATGACTTCGTATACAGTTATGTAGATATGGAAGTGCCAGAACAACTGTCAGACGAATTAGCAGAATGTTCAGGAAGTATTTTAATTGATCATTTAAAGAACGAAGTGGGTGCAAGATGCGGTAGCTTGACAGCAAACGCAACCACACTTAACTTCTGTTTAGACGTTGTTGCAGGCAGAGTAGAGCCTACAAAAGAAGAATACGAAAAACGTATACTAGGTATGAAAGATATGTTTGCAGACGGCGAAAAGTATGAACTAGATTGGTGGCCTGATAAATCAGGAGATGCTGATCCACAGAACGAATTTTATAAAGAAAGCATCAACGAAGATTTGCGAAAATGGTTTAAAGACAAATGGGTAAGATTTGGACCCGATGGGAAGATAAGAGGAGATTGTGCAAGAGGAAGTAAGAGCGAGGGTAAGCCAAAATGTTTACCACAATCAAAGGCACAGTCACTAGGAAAGAAAGGTCGCAAGAAAGCGGCTAGTAGAAAAAGAAGAGAAGACCCTAGCAAGAATCGTAAGGGCAAAGCAAAGAATGTGAGGACGAAGTAATGAGATTACATGATTTATTTTTATTAAAAGAATATGATGATCTAGAACAAGAAAAGCAAGGTATCATATCTGCTATATCTGGACTTCGTGCTGACAACGAAGATGATGCAAAACTATTAGATAGAATTTACAAGGTATTAAACACAGGACAAATTGGACAGAATATTTCCAATGCTTTCGCAGTACCATTAGAAGGTGAACCATTGAGTGATAAAGAAAAATCTCTAGTAATACAAGACATGACGACTATTATTGCTCAATCAGATAATGACTTCAAATCACTTTCTGGTATGACAGATATGTTAGAAAAAGGCGGCGTAGTTGATGTTGGAGCATTAGACTCTCCACTTACTACATTCAGCAATGTATTTCAACACCCAGCGGCAGTTAAAGTATTTCACGCATTAAAGAATTATGGAACTGGTAAAAAACAAAAAGGTCCAGGCGAATATGCTTTGGCTTGTTTGACTAACAAGATTAGATTAGCGGCAGGTGAGGGTGACCTTGAAGTTGATGGTATTGGAAAAGTAGAATTAAAATCAGCAGTATCTAGCACGGGTGGACGTATAGGTTACGGTGGTGGATCACAAAAAGCTAAAAGAGCAGTGATAGACAAATACGCAGAAAGAATTCCAACAGTTATGGCAACACTTGGTAAGAACAAAGCTGGTAGTTTAGGACTTGGTAAATTTATACCACCATTAGTACAAGACTTACCACTCAGTGATCCAGACAGTAAAAAATTAAGAGAACAAATTGCAAGTGAACTATTAACAATGGATATGGAAAACTTCGCAGAACCAATTATAAAAGCATTTGGTAGTACAGACAATGCAGAACAAATTGAAGACGAATATTTAAAAGCAAACTTTGCATGGTATAAAAATAGAGATGATTTTGATGCTCTGTTACTATGTAGTTTCCCTAACGAAAAGTTTGCAATGATTAAAAACGACAGTGACTTGATTGCATTCCGAAGAGGTGGCAATTCACAATCAACAAGTATAAGTATCATCCCAACTCAAGCAGGAGCTGGAAGAGAACAATGGGCTCAGCTAACACTGAACAATGCAAAGGTATAACATATGATGTTTTGGTACTATTGGGCATTAAAAGCAATAGCAGGCGGAATTATAGGAAGTGCATTCGCTAACTGGTTCCAAGGAACCAAAGTGGGTATATGGTTTTTTAAGAAAATAGAAAACATAATGCATTGGGCGGCTGAACGTTACGATTTAGAAATACTAAAAACTGAGAGCAGATTTGCAAAAAAATATCCCACGATAATGGAAAGATTAGAAAAATTAGAAAAAAAGAGAAAGTAGTGCTATGTCTATAGAAGCTTGGGAAAATAGATACACAGTCAGAAAATTCTCGGAAACAAACAGAGAAATCAATCCAGAACATTTAAAATATTTAGAAACAGCATTAAACAACTTACCATACCAGTGTAATATAAAATCTGATGTGTGGATATATCTTAGCAGTAGTGATAAAGATCTTGAATTCAGAAAATGGTTGATGGAAAATGTATACAATATGCAAAATCAAAAAGGCGGGTTTAGAGAACATATGCTACCTGTGCTACAAGCACCTGGTATCATGTTATGTTGTAAAACAAGTAAAGCATGGTTAGATACTCCTGGTGTTAAAGTAAATGGAAAGACACCAAATGCTAGTAGACCTCAAAAAGATATAGACTCTATAGCAGATAGAGCAGAAGGTATGTTCACTGGTGTTATCATTTCAACGATGCTGAACTTCGGATACAAAGTGGGAACATTTCGTTGCACGACAGGGCTAGAAGAAGAGTCACCAATGCATAAGGTAGAATACTTTTCTAATTACATAAAAGACAGATATGAATCCCAACTAGCACATATGTTTCAAACAGATGATCCAGAAGAATTTGAATTTAATCCAGGAACAGTAGTAGCATTTGGTCCAGAAGATGAGAGGCACATAGATGTTAAAACCGGAAAGGCTCTATTGCCCGGAACCAACAGATCAGAATGGGAAGGTTATGGATTTCATAAGTATAAGATATCTGGAAGAGAAACATACAATATACCTTCTTGCATTTTCTAGGAAACAAATATGAATCACATATATCTCGTATGTACTCGTAGTGCGATAAGTGCTAGTGCATTAACTTACATAATAAATCAAAGTCCACAATTCTATAATATAACTCACCACAGTCTTTATATAGATGAAGATGGAGAAAGCTTCTCAAAAGCAGTCACTATAAATGATTGGTGGAATATTCCACATGACTTCGCTAAAACATACAATGAAGATCTACGCAACAATGAGATCATGTCTGTTGACACATTAAGGGAATTGTGTGATGCTTGGACTATAGACAAGGACATAGCATTATTCACACACGCGACTAATACAGAAGATATCATGAAGTGGAGAGATGAATTCAATTTACCAGTAAAAGTCGTTACCACTATTATGGGAAAAAATTGTTTTAAATATTTGGATATGTATTTAAAAAGAGAGTATAGTAGCCTGATGAATGAGTTCACTGATTTGTTTGATACTTGGAAACATATATACAATCAATTCTTAACTATAGATAAAATATGGGCATCTAATGCTGATTGCGTATTAGAAATGGACGACTGGTTAGATTCAGCTGAAGTAGCATATAACAAGCTAGATATAGCACATAATAAGCACATAGCACAATGGATAAGTGAATATAAGATGTATAACAGTTATACTGAATTAGATCTAAATAAGAATGATATACAGAACAAATTGAAGACAATATGTTACATTTACCATAAATATGAGTATATGCTCCATAACGATATGGCCAAACGTTTATTTGCAATAGCAGTATATGAGTGTGTTAGAGAATGGAAAGAATACAATACCATAGAAAACATAATCAGTAGTGTTGCAAAGAAGGCAAGATTGAGCTTGACTAATACCTAGTTAAAGTGTATAATCAATATGATTAACAAAGGAGAATTTGCATATGAGTATTTCATTCAGTAATGATGATATCGAAAAACTTAAAAGGCTAATTCAAGAAGGAACACAAGTCATGGGCGAAGTCGAGACCTTAAACGAGGGGTTGAAAGACACGGTCAAGCATATTGCAGAAGAAATGGGAATCAAACCTGCTGTCCTTACTAAAGCGATTAAGGTAGCACATAAAGGCGAGTTTGGTAAACATAGGGATGACTTTGATACTCTTGAATCCATTTTGCATAGTGTCGGAAAAGACATCTAGATAGTGCAACAAGACACACCTTACATTTTCTTTGAACCTACTCCTGATAATACTTGGTGTGTTAGTCCTTGGACAGAAATCCACATAGACCAAGGAGGTGAAATGGTATTTTGCTGTCAGGCAAAAGACATAGTAGGAAATGTCAAGACAGATAAAATTAAAGATATCTTCAATGGTCTTGAATACAAAAAAGCCAGACAATCAACATTAACTAACGTATGGCCCAAAGGGTGTCATTTATGTTCACGAGCAGAAAAGGTTATTAACCGAAGTATGCGATATCAACAACAAGAAACATACGACGCTAATCTAACTCCTGTACAACCAGATATCAAAAAAGACTACAAAATACAAAAGTTTAAAATTGATTTTAGTAATCAATGTAACTTGAGATGTACGATGTGTAGTCCTAACAGAAGTACTGGTTGGTACAAAGATGCTAGAATGCTTATGGAGTCTGAACTTACTAGATCGGAAGTAGGTAGAGCAGTACATATCAAAGAAAAAGATCCCGATGGTCCATACACTATTGAGAAGTATGGAATACCTAATAGTGTGGTAGATGACAACTTAGATGTTATACTAGACACAAATATGATTGATATAAGTGGTGGTGAGCCTTTTTACACGCCACAGTTTAAATACTTGGTAGATAAACTAGTAGAACACGAATACAAAGGAAGACTAAAAGTTATTACAAATCTAACATTGTTAGATAAAGAATACGTAGAAAAACTAAAAGGCATTAATACTACATTAATTGTCAGCATGGATGCTACTGGTCATTTATATGAATACGTAAGACCTAGTACACCATTCGGAAAATACAAAGGCAAAGACATACAAGATAAAATTATTGAACTAAAACACGAACATGGTTTTGATATGGCTATAAGCTATACACCACAACTTTTTAACGTATACAACATACAAGAGTACGTAAACTGGTTACAAGATGCTAAAATAAGACCAAGGCATGAATTTATGTTTAACGGACCTGTTGTACACCCTAGATATTTAACTATAGCGGTACACCCAGATATGGATTACAAAAGGAGACTTGCAGATATGCTTGAAAGAGACTTTGGTAAAAGTGGTAGACTAGATGGGGTAATTAACCTATGTAGAAAACCCAGAGATACTGAAGAATTAGACAACTGGAAATTTTTCTGTAAGATCACGGAAATGCTTGACAAACATAGAAAAACAAGTATACTAAACTATATACCGCAACTAGAAAAATACTGGGTTAATCAATGAGTTATGTAGACGCAATTCACAACAAAGAAAAAGATGTAGTACAGGTAGTTGAACGTGTAGACGGTAAACGTCAGTTCAAGGAAATTCCTGCAAAGTACACATTCTATTACAAAGATGCACGTGGAAAGTTCACCAGTATTTTTGGTGAAAAGCTAGAACGTGTGGTTTGTAATACTAGTAAAAAATTCAACACAGAAAAGAAGATTAATTCACACAAGGGTTTGTATGAAAGTGATGTAAATGTTATCTTTAAAACATTTGCTGAAAATTATGATCCTAATGAGGTGCCAAAACTTAATATTGTATTCTTTGATATTGAGACTGACTTTAATAAAGAAATGGGGTTTGCTGAACCTAGTGATCCTTTTAATCCTATAACTGCTATTAGTTTACATTGTAATTGGCTTGATACAACTATATGCCTTGCAATTGGTCCTAAATCTATGAACTTTGAAGATGCTCAAGCAGTAACTAATAAATTTGAAAATACTATACTATTTAAAACTGAGAAAGAACTACTTGAAGCATTTCTTGACTTAATTGATGATGCAGATATTTTAAGTGGTTGGAACAGTGAATCTTTTGATATTCCTTACATGGTTAATCGTATAGGCAAAGTGATGAGTAAAAGTCATACACGTAGATTCTGTCTTTGGGATAAAATGCCTAAAGAAAGAAAGTTTGAAAGATATGGTGCAGAACAACAAACATTTGACTTAATTGGTCGTGTACATTTAGACTATATGGAATTGTATCGTAAGTATACATATCATGAAATGCACAGTTACAGTTTAGATGCTATTGGTGAATATGAGTTAGGTGATCGTAAAGTTGAATATGAAGGAACACTAGATCAACTTTATAACAATGACTTTGAAAAGTTTATTGCATATTCTAGACAAGACGTTGAACTACTTGTTAAGCTAGATGCTAAACTACAATTTATTGATTTAGCAAACGTATTGGCACATTCTAATACAGTATTGCTACAAACAACAATGGGTGCGGTTGCACAAACAGATCAAGCTATTATTAACGAAGCACACAGGCAAGGACTTATTGTTCCTGATAAACGTTATGATAAAGATACAACACAGGCCGCAGGTGCTTATGTTGCAACACCTAAAAAAGGTATGCACAAGTGGGTAGGTAGTATTGACTTAAACAGTCTATATCCTAGTATCTTACGTAGTGGTAATATGAGTACGGAAACTATTATTGGGCAAGTACGTCATACTTATACAAAAGAAATGATTAAGAATGCAAAGACTGTAGCAGAGGCCTGGGAAGGAAGATTTGCTACATATGAATATGAGAAAGTTATGGAAAAAGATATAGTTGAAAAGTTATATCTTGACTTTGAAAACGGTGACGAGTTTGAGGCAACTGGTGCAGAAATATATGAATTAATTTTTAATAGTGGACAACCTTGGATTATTAGTGCAAATGGCACAATCTTTTCATATGAGAAAAAAGGTGTTATTCCTGGTTTGCTAGAACGTTGGTATGCTGAACGTAAAGAATTACAAGCAAAAGCACGTGAAGCTAGAGCAGAAGGCGGCGATGCATTCGCATTTTGGGATAAGCGACAGTTAGTTAAAAAGATTAACTTGAATAGTTTATATGGTGCATTATTGAATCCAGGTAGTAGATTCTTTGATAGTAGATTAGGTCAAAGTACTACACTAACAGGTAGAGTTATTGCAAGACATATGGCCGCAGAGCTTAATAAAGTTATTGCAGGTGAATATGATTATATGGGTAAAGCTATTGTTTATGGTGATACTGATTCAACTTATTTTAGTGCATATCCTATATTAAAAGATCAAATTAAAAAAGGTGAAATTAATTGGGATAGAGATAATATTATATCTTATTATGATGCAGTATGCGAAGAAGTAAACAAAACGTTTCCTGCATTTATGAGTAAAACATTTCATACTACTTTAGAGCTAGGACAAATTATTGCCGCTGGTAGAGAAATGGTAGGTAGTAGTGGAATCTTTATTACTAAAAAACGTTATGCAATGTTGGTGTTTGATAACGAAGGCAAACGTGAAGATGTAGATGGTAAAGCTGGTTATATCAAAGCTATGGGCTTAGATCTAAAACGTAGTGATACGCCACCTTGGATGCAAGACTTTCTTAAGACTCTTTTATTAGAAGTACTAACTGGCACTGAAGAAAATGACATATTAGAAAAGATTATTGAATTCCGTAAACAATATCGTGAAAAGCCTAGTTGGCAAAAAGGTAGTCCTAAACGTGTTAATAACTTAACCGCTTATAGAGGTAAAATGTCTAGATATGATAAAGATAGAAAACGAGCTCATGATACAGGTAAAAGTGTCAAAGATATTAAAAAGCCTCCTATGCCAGGCCATGTAACGGCGGCACTAAATTGGAATAAGCTAAGACAGATCAATAGCGATAGTTATGCAGTAGAAATTACTGATGGTATGAAAAC